TAAGTGTCACCTCTTGCTTCAGCTGCTCTATATAATAACCAACATGATCTAGTATTAACACATCTATATGTACCAGATGGACCATTCCATTTATCAACATCCATTGTTACTTGTGCACGAGCATTATTACCGAATAGAATTAACCCTGTCCATAATGCTATTACGATTAATACACCTTTCATTTTTTGTCCCATAGTTTACTCCACATTTTCTGACAGAAAAAGTTTCTATCAGCTTGGGTAATGTAAATGCCAAATAAAATAGCCATTAACATTATCCCGTTAATAATATATAATTCCACACTACTTTGCATCTAAGTTTGCAAGATGGTTCTTTACCCATCTGTATAATCTAGGTGTAGGGCAATTCATTTTCCAAGCACCGTACATTACATTTAAGTTATCTCTTAATCCCATTTTACACTCTCCCAAAAACCGTTTGCGATGTTATACGCTTGTTGCTTCTCATTAGCTGGGAATGAATACTCAGACCACATACCATTACCTGCTTTCTTATCTTTCTCTTCTTGCGTTAAGTTACACGCAAAGATTGATGTTGTAAACATCATTGCTATTAAAAATTTAAACATTTCTGTTCTCCTATATTGTTGTAAATCCTCTTGTTTAGTTTATTTATATAAGTATATAACGATAATCTAATATAGTTTATTTATAAAAACCCGATTTTAGTGAAGTCCCTCTTAGCAGTTTTTCAGCTAAGCTCATATCACTAAACATCGGGAAAGTGGAGCTATCTACTTTTTTCGTTCTTCCTGTTCGATTATGTCTATCACTTCTTGGGTAGTATTACTAATACCTACAGCAACACCAATATAATATGAAATAATCATAAAGGCGGCTACAATATACCATTGATAATCTTCTAACATCCTTTTTGTTCCTTTATGCGTAAAGTACTTTCTTTTATTCGTTTACTTAAATCTTTAGATGCTTCATATAAAGTTCCCATCCAAAATCCACTTACCATAGCAAAACCTACCAAAAATAATACTGTCATTTGATCTATCATTTCTTCTCCTTAACTTGTAATTCAACACCAACAATCATCATTGCCGTAATAAACGATGCCATTCCAATAAAGGCTCCAATTAACATACTAACCGTATCCATTATACTTCTCCTGTTATTTCATTATAAATTTCACCCCAATTCCAACGAATATTTCCTTCGAATCCTTCGTTGTGAACGTGGCCCATTAGGATAGGTGTTAATCCACGTTCTTCACCAGCTTTATAGTTAGCAGGCTTATCTTCTACCCAATAACAACCAGTATCTTTCCATTTATCTAATTCTTTATCTTTATCTTCACCTTGATTAAGAATAGTAAATCCTTCGAATACCTCAGCACCAAATAACTTTTCTAAGTTGTACTTACGAAATTCCTTTGCAGACTTATCACTTGTTTGAGAAGTAATTACATGGAAACGATAACCATGATCTGTGTATAATTTACGCACATATTTAACCGCATCACGAAGAGGTCCAAGGTTTGCCATGTTAGTAGAAGAATTGAATTGTCCAACTAAACGATGACCTAAGTCTGGTGTAATACCTAATGACTTGCCAACATTATATTCCTTAGGATATTTAATTTCTAATCCATGTTCTTCTTTAACCCAATTGTAGAAGTATGCTTCCCAATCTAATAGGACACCATCACAATCTACTAAAATAATATTATCTTTCATTAAACTCCTTAATAATTCGTTTGTCTTCAACAGACATTAAACTCATTGCCTCTTTAGGCATATTCTCTTGGCTTACGCAACCATCTTTACCCAAATATGGTTTTCCATTTAACTCAATAGAATGAAATCCATCTTCATCTAAGTACAATGGAGTACTATCTAAAAATACCCCATTCATATTAAGCTACCTTTGTAAGTGAACCACGTCTATCTCTATTTACAGAAGCTTCTGTAACTTTATAACGTTTACCATCTTCAGTTTCAACAATAAATGGATATTTAGGTGAACGTGATTTATAAGCAACAAGTGTTACTAAACCTTTAAAACCAGGAATTGTAATTTGATCACCATATTGGTAATCACTAAACATAGCAATTGCTTTTTGTTCTCTAGTCATAACACCATTAATCTTAGCTGTCACTTTAATAGTACATTCAGCTTCACTATATGAAATGTTACCTGCATGTAAATTTACGTTTGATTTAACTTCATACTTATCGAATAAAGCTTGCATTTCTGAACGTAATTGGTTTAATGTTTGTTTGTTAAACTCAGTAATTTTCTTTGACATATTTTTCTAGCTCCTTTATCATTTAATATATACATATTATACCATAAAAACAAGCTCTTGTGTAACTATTTTTAAAATAAAAAGGGGTGTATTTCTATATCTCTTTAGGGGTGTATTCAATACATTTAGTAGTAACTCGTATTGTTGGCCAAATAGGACATGTTCCATTCTTACCACTCTTCTTACAACTTTCACATAAATCTTTATTGTTCATGAAACTCCTTAATACATCTTTCTAATTCCTCACACCAATTATCCCTATGCTCAATGAATACTTGTGGTTCATCATTATCTACAGCTATAATAGTTACTAATTGAGTAATAGGTATATCTGTTCTTTCTTCCCAAGCGATAGCATAAAAAGTTTCTTGAATAAAATAGTTCTTAACCCAATCATATTTCTTTGCTTTCTTTGAAGTCTTATAATCAATAATAGATATCTTTCCATCAAATACACCAACACAATCTACACGACCAGCAAGCTTTAAATGATCTGAATACAATGCAAGTTCTTGACCATATACAACACTTAATCTTTTATCAAGGATAGGCTTAATAGGCATGAAGTCTGCAAGAATATTAGGCATAGCAATATTCCATTGCGGATCATTGTTAACATATTTCTCTGCCATCTCATGAACTGCTGTCCCGCGGGTGCTTGCGCGATAACCAATTTGTCTAGCAACATCTTCGCCGACACGTTTCTTCCAAGCATCAATAGCTTCTTTGGATTGTACACCAAGTACTGTTGTAATTGAAGGATAAGTATTTCGTCCATGTTCATTTGGAGGAGTTGTATATGTTCTACCCGTATCTTTAGTAGAACTTACTAGATCGGTGTAGCCTAAATCAATTGGTTCATGTTTAAACATAATATAATTTTATTAAATAGATTATATCTATTATAACACAAAACACAGTGAATGTACACCGTTATTTAACTTATTTTTACCAGCCGGACATTTTAGCTGCGTTAGGCCCTTTCTTAGGATATCCAGCTTTAATGGTTTTCATCTTATCTTTAAATCCATCATCTGATCTAGAGTAGATATCTTTAGAGGTTCCTATTACTTGTGGTGTAGATAGAAATATAACACGGCAATTGTGCTCTTTTAAATAAGCATCTTTATCGTCGTATCTTATAGTATCGGACCAGATTTCACCAGTCTCAGTATGTTCAAAGTCGTAAGTAGGCATATTCAATTGCGCGTGGAACAATATAATATTCCGATAAACCCAAAAATAAAAACTAGTGTTATTAGAATCTCATTAGGAGATAATTCTGTCACCCCAAACCCCTTTAATTAATTTTTCGGTTAAGCCTTTAACCTTTAGCTTACCTTTAATAGCATCCATTAAAATTTGAGCATCCATTGGATGAATAGCTTCTAATAAAGATACAAATGATTTATCGGCTCTGTTTTGTTCAACATCACCTTTAGATAAAGGTGCTAGGTATTTTGTAACGTCTCTTAACGATTTAGTAGCTTCCATATTAGGTTGCCATTGTAGTTTCTTAGATACATGAATAGTTAAATTAGAATCGAAGTTAATTTGCATAATATCACGTAATGCTAAACAATCATTGTCCGCTAATACTTTCATTTTATCTTCTCTAGTCTTTGCTGCTTCTACAGCATCCAGGATTTCATATATTTCCATTAAAATTCACCTGCACATTCAATTAATAAATTCATTCTTTTTTCAATTAAAAAATTCAAAACACTACCTTCTTTAGGATATTTATACGTTTCGTATTGTGATATTGATTCATCTTTGATTTTTTGTGGGGTTCTATCAAGATCAATCATCTCTCTATTGCGCATATAATTTCTAAATGCTTCTGTAGGCATAACCTCTTTAAGATTATCTCTATTATCCCACCACTCATCAAGTAGTTTCTTTCTCATTGGGGTTTGTCTAATCTTATCAGTGAATGCATTATCAGGAGATAAAACATTTGGAACACCATCGCCTGAGTCACCTTTCATAAGATGATCAAATGCATATCTAGCTGGAGAAGTTTCTGATTTAACCATCTTCTGTTGCATAGGACTATATTGGATTACTAATCCCTTATCATGTAATTGAATAAAGTCTTTATCAGCAGAGATAATAACCACCTTTTCAGGAGATAATGGTTGATCTTTGTAATTAACCAATGCCCCTATAATATCATCAGCTTCTGCTTTTTCAACTCTAATTACACTATATGGAAAATTATTTTTTAAATCATCAATAATAACATCTAAAATTCTAAAGATTTCATTCCAATCATGTTTATCTGTTTTCTTAGTATCCGTACGATTAGCTTTGTATTCAGGAAATACATCACGTCTCCATGAATGAGAATCACATGCAATAACCATTTGTCCATAGTCAATTTCAGGATACTTAACACGATATGATCTTAAGTTATTTAAAATGACATGTCGAATAAGCTCTTCACTTAACTCTTCACCTCTACTCAATTGGCCCATAACTGAACCAATGCCAATTCCATTAAAGTCAACTATTACCATCTTTAATCTCCATTATATAATTCTTCACTGATCCAACACCTATCTTAATAGCAATAATACCATTGTAGTTGTCTTCTCTTAATAATACATCTTCCTTCACTTGCCATACTAATTCAGCGTAATTGGTATTACCCCTTGTAGTACATAACTCTATAATCTCTCTTTTAAAGTTTTCCTTTCCTAATAACTCAATGTCTTCTAATAATCGTTTACTTGACCCATAATAATCTTGCCAGTCGGTTTCAACAATCTTAGATCGCTTATTCTTTTTTCCTTTAAGTGGCTTGAGCTTTCGTTTACTCTTGAAGTACTTACGTCCAATATAATCATGCCCATTAACCAAATTAGTGATACGATAAATAAACCCATAATAATCGTTGATATCATCTGAGGTAAATTCTTTGCCTTCATACGTCCACTTCGTCGAATCCATCTCGCCAGTCCTCACATTCGCATCCACAGAACGGACAATAAGGTGATTCAATCTCCATTTCAGTCGCTGATACCATCTCCTTGCCATCAACGTCAACCAGAACTTCGTATTCTGAATTACATTGCTCACAAATCATCTATCGAGGTCTCCTCTAAAAATAAGTGGGCCTCGAGATCATCACAACCACCAATGTGTTTATCTTTGAGAAATATTTGTGGGTATGTTTTAGCATCTGGTACATACGTTAACAGATTATCTAACGTCCATCTATCATTATTTACCAGTCTAACTTCGTAATTTATGTTTGCTTCGTCTAGAAGTCTTTTTGCTTTTGTGCAATATGGACAATTGTTAGTTGTCCAAATTATATTATGACTCATTTATTCATCCTTTATAATTATCAATCATTGTATATATACACATTAAAATTTGTTGGAGGGTGTTTTGATAATAAGGAACACCCTGCCTAAATCCCCATTAGCCGGTCCTAAGCAGCTAAACTATAAGTATTTGCGTTTGCGTTTACTTGGTCTTACAACTCTAAACCTTCTGTTACCTAGTCGAAACCTTGCAACCCCATTAAAGAAGACACTGTGGGGGAACAATGCCTTCATTGGTGGAGTCGACGAGAATTGAACTCGTGTCCTACATAACTCCAATAAAGAGTAAATGGTAAAGGCTATGGTTATAACCCACGCCTTATACCAAATTAGTTGAGAGTTTTCGCACACACCACTCTCAAGATGCTAAAAAGGCAGGAGGTAATAAATTACTGTAAACCCGTGCTTTCGTTATATTTAGGTGTAACGACTTCACCTATGAAAAATTTGGGGAAGCACTCGACCGACTTTAGTCAATCCTTATCTTCCATTATATCGACCGAGGATCCTCGGTCTTAAAGTGGTTCTTAGTTCTTTGGGTTATGCAGAAAAACTAATAAAACTGACCCGTATATTTCAACGGATTTCATACATATCTTTACTTATTAAAGATCTTGTATAGTACTGCAGCAGCTACAAGACCAACTAGACCTTGAGCACCAAGCTGTGCAACGATACCTGTAATAGTAGCGATAATATCACCACCAACAAATGGAACCGTGCCACCAAAAATCACTTGTAATACGATTGCAAATGCAATCAATGCTACGCCTGCTTCAGTTCCGGCTTTAATCCAACTTACTACTTTATCTAACATATTATTTTCTCCTATGTTATATTGAAAATAGTTTAACATCATTTCGGATGTTCTCAACTCCCATTGTTGAGAAACATTGCTATTCAATGAATAACTAATTTATTTATAATTTCTAATATATCTATTATAACACATTTTAAAGTAAATGTACACCGTTTTATGACTTATTTTACACACATCCTCGTGGTTGTGGCATTCCACCATACTTTGTAATAGGCTTCATAGGGCCAGTCAACCATTCTTTGAATAGAATCTTCTTATCAATACCAATGTATTTAGAAAATGTTCTAATTGGTGGTACACTTGAATTTTCTGCAAAGTATTCTCTGGCTTTTAAGATTTGATCAACCATACTCTCAGTTAATGTAATATCGTCTTCCTTCGCCATTTCGTGCATGATCTCTTCTGACCAAATCGTTGGGTCTTCTAAATACCCGTTACTTGTTCTGTCTAACATAATATATCTCCTGTGTTAATATAAGCAAATTTATTTATAATAGTTTATCTTATTAGTATACTATTATAAGTCATCCATATCAAAATCTTCATCTTTACTATTATCAATAGCCGCAATATAATTAACAGATTCAATCTCTTGAGGGGCAGACTTTACATTAGAAGAATCAAGATAATTATCTACCCACGGTAAAGGATTATTACCTAATTCAAGTTCTAACTTTTTAGGATCAAGCCCAATATTAGTCATTCTAATTGCAAAGATATAATCCATATACTCTTTAAGAATATGTTCATTCATACCAATTAGAGGTGTGCCTTTAGAGAATAAATACTCAACCCAATCCATTTCTTCTTTATAAGCAGTCTCAAACATTTCGTATGTTTCATCTTCAAGCTCTTTAGCAATCTCTACAAAACCTTCACTCTTATCTTCACGCAACATCTTGATTACACGTTGGAATACATCAAGATGAATCATTTC